CAAGAGGGGGGGTGTATGTCTACACCTTTCTCTACTCCACTAGTATTTTCCGTTTCCGGATTTTTGCGGTTCTAGAGTCCGCAACCTGAGATGGATCGTGCTCCTCCCAATAACCGTATAGGTTATAAAGGAGCCGGCTAAGGCCCTCTAGACGACACGGGATTTTAGGTGTTGATAACACCCATCCCATGACCCAGAGGTGGCACAATCTGCGGTCATAACCCCATCGGTGCTTGGATAAATCCAACTCACTAAGGGGGTCAATCACACTCAACCCTCCTAACCGATCCCAATGAACCAGGATACCTGGGTAATTGGAATTCGCTAGGTCAAGAAGGTATCCGCCAGTCATGCGGTAATTAAGCGCATAACACGAACTGCTGTATTCACATACAGCAGTGGCGAGATTTCCATCCAGGGATCGACGAGATATGTCCTTTTTGATTTTAAAAGGAGTGACGTTTTCGCCTTTCCAGGCGTCAACACCACAACTTTCACGAAAAGGACCCTCAACGTATGATTTATCAGTGTTGACTTTTAAACCAAAACTGATAAATGTTTCACATAAATGTGAAAACACTTGGGGACGAATAATTATATCGTCACCATACACATACGTCGACGCCTTCGCATCAGCGCAGGTCAAACCGGCTTTTACACCGGAGAGAACTGCCAACGCCCAGAAACATGCGGATTCTATAGGAAAGCATAAAGCTGATCCCATAGGCGCATATTTTCGGTGACCCTCATACAGGGTTCCGTCTGGGAGGAGGGTAGAATGCGACCGTAAGGCATGTAGATATTTCAAAGACCCTTCCGGGAAAATGAGATCTACTAGCCTAGTCGTAACTCTATCGGATGCATCTTGAAGATCAATCGTAGCAAACTCCCCATTCTCACTCGATGTGAGAGCAAGGCGTCCGTTTATAGATTGATCGACAAAGTTAATCCGTCCATGTGAGTTAATTTCAAGCAATCTCATCAGATTGCGAGAAACTCCCTGCTGGATAAACATTAATTCTTTTGGTTCACAGGATATTGTCCTGGGACCGCGAGAATCCTTAGGAACGAAGAGCAATCGCGAGATTGCTTCCTTCCGTTTGGACCGTTTCACAACGGATAATATTTCTCCGCACATGGATGGCGAGACTCTACCACCTGAGCGTAATCCGAAATACGTCTCGTATCTCGGATAAACGCGATGGAGAGAGGGAATATGGTCAATGGTTTCCCATTTGCCCATACTATCTTCTCCACCTGCTACCGCTCCAGGGCCATGACGAGGACGAATTCTTACGAATGTATCCAAATCATGTCCAATCAGTTCGAGAATTAATTCACGAAGCTGAATGGCATCACTAGAGAAGTACGAAGGAAAATCGAGTAAATCGAGTTCCTCCTCATTCTCCTTCCATTTATCCAAAGCAACTCGAAGTTGATCTTCAGATAGTGGACGTTCTAACTTGTAAACAAGGTAGAAAAGTGACCGA